ATGGCGAGAAAAACACACCCATTAACCACAGTGCAGATCAAAGCAGCCAGACCAGCGCAAAAGGAGTACACCCTGCAGGACGGCGGAGGGCTTTTTCTCCTGGTCAAACCGTCTGGATCAAAACTCTGGAGATTTTCCTACTACCGACCATCGGACAAAAAAAGAATATTGCTGAGTTTTGGATCGCTTGAAGATGTTTCCCTGGCTGATGCCAGAAAACGCCGTAGCGAGTACAGGACGTTAATCAGTGCCGGAACTGACCCGCAGGACCACGAGAGGCAAAAAAGAGAGACAGAGGCCCGAAGACAAGGGAACACGTTCGAAAATGTGGCGGCGGCATGGTACCAGGTGAAAATCAGCCAGAATCTGGCCCCCAACACGATTAAAGACATCTGGCGTTCGCTGGATAAATATGTATTCCCGTTCATCGGCAACACGCCAATAGATACCCTCACCGCCCGAAGGTTCGTTGAAGTGCTTACCCCCATCAAGGAGCGCGGCAACCTGGAAACACTCAAGCGGGTTTTACAGCGCGTTAATGAGGTAATGGATTACGCCGCCAACAGTGGGCTGATTGATGCCAATCCGGCTATGAATGTGCGTAAGGCGTTTCCCTCACCTGTAAAAAAACATATGCCAACAATCCGCCCCGAACAGCTGCCCGAGCTTATGCAGGCTTTATCAGTATCGGCAACAGAACGGCAGACCAGATTACTGATTGAATGGCAGTTACTGACCGTAACCCGTCCCGCCGAAGCGTCATCAACGCGGTGGGATGAAATCAACCTGGACGCGAAGCAATGGACGATACCTGCCGGACGCATGAAGATGCGCAGGGATCACGTTATCCCGCTTTCCGGTCAGGCTATGGCGGTGCTGGAGGCCATGAAACCAATCAGCCACCACCGCAATTACGTTTTCCCAAGTCTGAAAGACCCACAGCAGCCGATGAACAGCCAGACAGCTAACGCAGCATTGCGGCGTATGGGATTCGCTGGCGTGCTGGTGTCTCATGGATTACGCGCCATATTCAGCACAGCAGCGAACGAGGAAGGATTCGAGCCGGACGTAATAGAGGCGGCACTTGCCCACGTCGACACCAACGAAGTTAGACGGGCATACAACCGGAGCAACTACATAGAAAAACGCATCGTGCTGATGCGCTGGTGGGGCGAATTTGTCGAGGCTGCGGCGACGGGCGTAACCCTCGCCAGTGGTAAAAGGGGTATCCGAGCCGTGTAGCTGTACAGAAAACCAGTAAAAACTACGAAAACCATGTAAAACCGTCGTATAATTGCATCAAATTTAACGACAAGGCCGTGAAACATGAAACCGTTAAGATGCAAAAAAATATCAGATGCAATTGCGACGGGCTGCAACTGGCCCTGATGGTTCAGCATGAATTTTGGTCAACCTACGATCCGGAGGACAGAACGACGGCCCCATCAAAAAAACAGGTAGTAGATTTTCTGGTATCCCGTGGCGCTTCCAGAAATCTGGCGGTAAGTATTGATAAGGTCGTACGTCCGGCATCTATGAAGATCGGAGGCAGGCCCAAAAAATGGCGGTAACAATCCTGGAAGCGGCAGAAATGCCGCTTTTTTTATAATTCCATTTCAAATCATCAATATAAAAAACGGTGTATACCGTTTAAAAACGGTGGGAACTGTTTTTACCCATATCCGATGATTTACCGTATTTGTCACCGGAATACACCGGATTCACAAGGTAAATCACGATGGAAGCAATCAGAAAAATTATCTTTCGCCAGGAAGTAAAAAAAATTATCCACATCAAGGCAGACAGCACGCTGCAAAGCATGATCAACGCCGGAGAATTTCCGCAGGGTTTTCGCGTTGGTTTACGCCGTCGCGGATGGTATGAGGATGATGTGTTGTCCTGGCAGAAAGAACGCGAAGAGGAAGCACGCGGAACGGCTGCTTAACGGGTATCACAGATATGACAAACACGAAAAAAGCGGCCCCGATATGGAGCCGCCTTTCTGAACAATTAACCCGCTGCGCCTTATGTGTATGTGATCCCAAACATAAGCACGGGGATGATAGCCGCTATCAGGCTGGTGGGCAATGCAATCAGTCTGGTTCAGTTCGTTGCCATACCTGCAATGAGCGCTTTTCCCTGTACTCTTTAAGGAATTGCTCAAGGGCAAAAGCACATGGCGCGAATCTTTCTGATTCATGCTCTATCTTTCTGCGCCGTCTTTTCCGTGCCGGTGATAATGTTTTGGTCAATTCTTTATCGGTCATTGTGTTGTCCTGCATAGCAATGCGCCGTAATACCTCACACCACGGCGCTGATAGTTTTTATCCTTTGGGTTCTATGCCGCGTTGCTGTAATTCTTTGCGGAGAACGCGTTTAATCCAAGTGGCTAAAGATGTGTCGCCATCGGCCTTAGCTGCTTCTTCTAGCTGCGCTCTGAAGTCTTCCGGTAATCGCATTTGGTATGGAGGCGAACGTTTTTCTAATGGTGTTGACATGGTAATTACCCTTCATTACTATACCTACATGGTAATTACCATTGTACTTGCCATTACACAAAAATCAACGCCCCGCAGTGCTGGGAACACATACGGGGCGTCTAACCAACAACGTAAACTAGGAGCCGTTATGGTTGCCGTAAATCATATACCACACCTTGTACACACACAAACGGCCTTTGTGTGGCGTTTTCTGGCCCTGAATATCGGAGAAAAAAACCAGTTGATCGCCAGTGTCGAAAATAGCTATGATTCCCGCGCACCTCATAAAACGGGTGCCGGGATTGGCGTCCTGGGCAAAACTGAAGCGCATAACACGCGCCCCGCGTGTTTTTTTGTGCCGCATAGTCACACCTTATCAATGGTGGGCTGTACGGGGGCGGAGCAATCCGCGCCGGTTTCTTCAGTGTCCGGTTACGCCAACCCTGTACAGTCCGCCACCAGCGAAATTGGCGTTTCCGGTGGCGGTTATCTTAACCACACTGAGGAGGCTGCCAACATGGCTACTATCCCTACCCTTGTACATTCTCAAACCGCCTTTCTCTGGCGCTTTATCATCTTTGGCGCGTCAGAACATCAAATCATCCACGTAACCGCCTGGACGGAACGCGAAGCGCGTAGCCGTTGCCCGTCCGGTTGTGTTGCTGTATTCGCCGCCCGTATTCGTCAGGAGGTGTGCCATGTGCAATAAAACCACACCGGACGCAGCAGCCGCCGCGCTCACTACGCTGATGCACGCGCTTATCGATATTGAATGCACTGCAGAGCTTGCGCAGGGAGAAGAACAGAAAGACCGGACACAGTTCGCCCTGGAATGTATCCGATACATCGCAACGCGGTCGCTGAATGACGCTAAAAATATTCTTGTTGCTGATTGTGAAAATGGGGGGGGTTATGCGTGATGATCGTTTTAATTCCCTGAAACAAGAATTTTCCGGCGTTCCTGATGATGCGGCTGATGCGCTTTCGTCAATATCTGAAATTATGCGGGTGGCTTTTTTCTTTCTTTGCACTGATGAGCACAGAGATACAGGGCTAAATATTCTTGATATTGCCGCTAACTATGCTGATTTCGTGACAGAAGCTGTTTTAAGAAAAACAACGGACGGGGATTAATATGCGTGATATTTACCACGAAACAATAGACCGCGCATTTAGTGCCCTTGCTTACGCTGAAGGTATGTACGAAATATTGCGCATATGGCTTGAAACACTTGGCGACAATGAACGCGACAAACAAAAATCAAGAATTGCCACGGCATTAATAACGCTTCTTGATCCTGTAATAATGGAACTGCAAGAAATAGATCTATTGCACGACAGATATAACGAACAGCACACCGGAGAATAAAAATAATGAAACTTAAATATTCTG